GACTCTGCTGACCAAATGACAACTCGTGTCAGATGGTTCGTTTCTCACACAAATGCATACCTCTAACCTCGAACTTGAGGGAGCCGAAATGCAAAGTTGCGTATAGTATCGAGGACCCTGATGACTCCGTCCAATGGGAAGAAGTCCTCAGGGCCTTGGTGCGTGCGGTCCGGAACGGGACTCCTGAAAAGGAGACCATTTCCTGGACCTACGATCATGAAACGCTCTGGAGTCCACGATTAGTGGACACCAGGGGTTTCAAAGTGAATCAGTTCAAGTGTAGCCAACAAACCTTCGTCAGTTTGTTGGCGACACGAACATACTGGTACAAGCGCCTACCGGCTAGTGGAAGACACAGAGTCAGAAAACTGTGTCTAGACAATTCCGGAAGGCTTTTCCTTCGAGACATTTTGAACACCGTTGACGGTGTTCTCATGTCACTGATCTTTTCATTTCCCGAGATGTTCCTTAAGGAGGGCTACGCCCTTTCAGACAGGATCACCTCGAGTATAATGATGAACTGCTTCCACAACTACTCGAACTTCCAAAAGAAGATCAAGAAGGTGCGGAAAGATGTGAAGAAGGCGATGTTGTCGAAGGTAGAAATACCAATCGACGACAGCCTTCGCGATATGTCATTCCTGGTTCGACCTCTTCAATGTTTTAATACAATGGCGAAGTCGAGCTCAAAGGAAAAGATGTTTAGAGTTGCTATGTTCGTCCAAACCAGGGCTACTGGTTTGGCCGGCAAAGAGCAAGTCAACGAATCAATTGAATCTTTCTTGTCTGCGGCTACGCAGAAAAGAGAGTTCAAGCCGAATGCTTTACTAGAAAGGTGCATCGATGAAGTGATTGACGAGTTACTCGCCAAACCCTACCTCGGCACCAATCCGGAATTCAAGATGTCCATGAGCACCTCTGCTTGCAGAGAGAGCTCACGGGCAAATGAAGGCAAATTCGGGTATCTGAAGACTCTCGTTCGTGATGCGGAGGTAGTAATACCGCCGCTGAAAGAGGGAATTCCAGGTACCCTTGGAAAATGGCTGTGGCCTGAAGCCGCTGAGAAGCTGCTATCAGGCGACAGTTCAGTCATGGAAGTGAACGTCGCGGCTGTCCGTGAAAACGGAAAGGCGCGAGTGATCACGTCAGGAAGCTTTTGGAAGGATGTGGCTCTACAACCGTTTAGCCACATCACACTCCATTTGATCAAACAATTGGACAATCTCAGATCCGGACTCAAGGCGTCTCGCCTTGGTTGGCGGTTCATTGAGAAAATTGTCAGACAACCGAATGACAGGGGTGGGGTGAACTGGATCTTCGATTCCAAAGATCCAATTTACCTCTACACCTCTGATTGGGCAAAGGCCACAGACGCTCCCACACCAGAAATGGGGTGGAGAGTGACTGGGCGACTTTTAGAGAAAGCGGGCCTAGACCAGTACTCTCTTGACGTTGTCAAGAGGTATTGGCTAGGTCCCAAGAAGCTGATGCTGAGAGGAAAGTGCGTTGGTACACTGGTTAACGGTATACCAATGGGCGATCCCCTCACGAAAACAAATTTGTCGCTCGCGCATCCGATCGCCGATCGGTATGCACGGTACACGCTCGGTTGCCTTTCGAAAGAGGAAGGAAACGGAGATGACACAGCGGCTATCAGTGACAACTTCCTTTACGGGAAGTATCATCTCGAAGCAGCAGTAGCGCTTGGATATGAAGCGTCCCCCCAAGACGACGTTACTACGACGGATTGGGGGACATACGCTGAGGAATGGTTCCATCTCCCAACTTCGAACATCAACAGTACGAAGTGGGGAAATCGGTTCAAGAATTCATTGCTTCTGCCGTACCTGGACACCCCCAAGATCAGGGTGTGTATAGGAACGCAGAAAGACCGGATTGACTTCTCGTCGGATCCAACAGGGAAAGTTACACTGTTGGGCCACGACCAGGAGTACTTCAAGCTAAGTGATCCTGGGCCGCATCACACAATCTACTCGATTGCGTCTGCGTTCCAGGACATTTGTCTATCTACGATTGATGACCACCGTCCTCTGTTTTTACCGAGGCAGGTGAATGGTGTCGGAAAGCCGCCACCGCAGTGGTCAGTCGAATCTTGGCTGAATATCATCTCACGAAGTAGAACTTGGCATGCCAAGTACTACATCGCTGCGATGAAGGAATTTTGCGAGGGAACTAGGGGTGTTACGGGTTACCGCGGCACCCTCAAAGAGTCAAACCACTTCTCCTCGGAGACGATGGTTGAAATCTTTGAGATCCCTCTCGATGATCCAATCAGGAGGCTAATCGTTGTGCCTGCCGAAGCGCACGCCGAATGGCCCCCTGGTGTTTTGCAAAAGTTGGTAACCTTGGGTTACTTGGTCCCTGAGTCCAAGTTAGCTAAGTATTACCTATTCCAGGAAAGGCTAGAAAACCTCGAACAAGACACAAAACGTGACTTGTTTGAGGTAGTCAAAGCCAAAATGATCAATCTACCTGACATCGATTCTGTTGAAGAAAACAGAAAAGTTGTAAAGAGATTTGTGAAAGAATTTAGGGATTACCCCTTCCTACTGAAAGGTAGGAGAGAGGAAAATCTCTACGCTGCCGCGGCGATCGACGGCCTTGAGAAAGGAAATCCACTGACGGTTCCTCACTCATTCCCCCTGATCGCCAAATTTTGCAAGAGGATCAGGCCTTCCACTCCTTACGAAGAGGACGGTCTAATACTCTACCAATGGTTCATGGGTGCGTTTAAGGCAAAGCTGAAAGGCTGGCCAATAGACGCACCGCCTACTGATATTCTCGAAGACGACCCCGTGATGATCCAAAAGATCAACGCAGGGGGCGCCGACGTATTTTTGCTTGTCACAGATGACATTAAACTGTACAGATTAGCTCTGAACAAGTTTCCTGACACCTGGATCTTCCGAGTTAGCCCCCTGGAGTATCTTCAGTCAAATACATGGCTGATAGAGCAAAAGGGTGCTGATGCTGATTACGATGAGGAACTGACTGAACTCTTTCAACAAGAGTTCGGAAAAGAAAACTTTACCGTCGAAGCCTTGATTGACAAGGGTTCGGTGGAAAGCTACCTCAACAAATATTTCGAAGCGGACGGGGGAGTCTACTGGCAGACAATAGGCATCCCCTGGCGCAAATCAATCAAACGTTCCAACATGGAGAGGAAACCTAGACACGGTTTCATCAACGCGCCGGAACTGAAGAGCTTTAAAGATCTTAGGTGGCCACTTTCCTTTATGGGAAGAGACACTCACCTTATCTTCAAGCAATCATTGCAGACCTCTTGACCCCCTTTACTGACGCAAAGGTAAGGGAAGAGATCAAGTCGGGTCGAACTCACAAGACCTACCGTCGGGTTAGGGCGAACTTTCGCTCAAGCCCCCCAACGGGTCTAACGGCTCCCGTGAGTTTT